GATTAACCCACCTATCCATAAGACAGGTTGAGCAATAGAAGCAACCCACCCAAGGACTTTAAAAGCCCCATCGAGGGCATTTATAGCCTCTACAAGACCTTTTGTGTTCTTGTCGATTGAATCTACCTTGCTCTCAACTGCAACGAGCCTAGCGTAGATTTGTTCGTGGGTTACCTGCTCGCTCATGGCTCAAGAGTAGTCACAGGTGCAACTACTGCAATAAAGGCTTCCATAGTTGTGCAAGCTGTAATAGCTGCTTCTTTGGCTGTGCAGTCAGCAATGATGGCTGCTCGTTCAGCAATTACATCAGCAGGGATAGCTACATCACGTTCTGCCTTACGAATGACCATCCAGTCAGTCGATGCCAGTTGTGAGTTAGCAGATGCCTTGATTTGAGCAATCCAAGTTGACTTTAAGCCCTTAGTTGTTACTGGCTCAGTCTGACCTTCAGGCGTTTCAACGCTTCCTTCGGGAAGCTGAGCCACATCTTCCAAAGCCTTTGGCGTGTTGACATAAGTGCGAGTAACTACGCCATTGCCAACTTGGTAGCTGTCAAATGCCACCCAATAGAAGCGTTGGTCTTTTTGCTCACCTTCAACCACTTCTAAAGCACCTTGCTCAATAGCAAATGCGTGAGTAGGGTTTGATGTGTTTGGAAAAAGAATTGATAGTTCACCAACTTGGGTGATTTCGTTGTTTTCAATGAGTGCGTACATATTGAGTCCTATCGTGCAAGGGAGAATTTAAAGTTTGCCACATACTGAGATGCTTTAACAAGAACCTCTGGGTCATCTTTTGCATAACCAATGGCAGAGTTACAGTTTTGGCAAAGCAAGCCACGGACAATCTTGGTTGCATGGCAATGGTCAACATAGCAGTCACTTGGCTTCTGACCAAACTTATATCCACAGATAGCACATAAACCGTTTTGTTCGTCAAACATTTCATTGTATCTTTCAAGCGACAAACCATATCTGCGCTTGATGTGCAATTCTCTTGTGTATTGCTGAACTTTTGGGCTTGATTTGCTAGAACGACCATGTTTAAACAATCTTGCTCTTGCTTGTTCTTTTTGCAAACAACCGCATGACTTTGATTGGCCGCCTTTTAAATATGTTGCCTGAACAACAAAGTTATTACCGCAGTCGCATACGCAGTTCCAAAACGTATGTTTGTTTACGGATGGCGCACGAGATACAACAGTTAGCCTGTTGTATTTGTTTCCTGTAAGGTCAATAAATGCGGGCATATTAACGGGCCAAACTAAATTTTTGGGGCGCTTCTGCAAACGCCATTCCAATATATGTACCACCAATTGCGTTTTTATCTGCGGCTGTATTTCTTAATTTAAAACCATTTGAAAGCAAATCAATAAACTGTGCGCCACTTCCACCCGCATCTTCTGCTCCAGATGTGTTTGGATACAGTTGGTCATTGTTTACATTAAAACCAGAGCGTTTGTTATCAAAAACAATCCAGTTATAACCATTAGTGTTTGAACATTTAATAATTACATAAGCGGGTTTGAAGCCTGTGTACACAAAAGGCCCGTCAGCAGAGCTGTTGCCAGTATAAGAAAACGATTTACTGTAGCCTGATATTTCAGCAAAGCAATAAGCGACATAGGTATAACCGCTTGCATTGTTTCCACCATAAACATTGACACCAAATGTGGTTGATGTTGGCGCAGAAGAATTCCAATAACTTGTGGTATTTGTTGCACCACCAGTTGAATTTAAAGCAATACTGTAATTCACTCCAAGTGATGCGTGATAAACAACCCAATCAACTACATTGTTTCTTGACTTAACAATTACCATTGATGGGGCAACACCCAAGCCATGTCCAACTGTCCCAGCAACAGAAGTGCCTGTATAAGTCACCACACTAAACCCACTCGTAGTGTTTGCGCTTACTGTTGAAGTAATAGTTCCTGCTGTGTTGGTTGAACCCGCACCATTAGCTTTCCAGTTCCATGCGACAAATGTAGTACCGCTTCCATTAACGCCAACGCCAGAAGTTAAAGAAAAGCCATCAGAGTTAAATGATGATACATAGCCGTTTGCGCTATTTGTTGCTTCTGCAACAGTTTCATTTGAAAACAGTTCTTTTCCTGCGCCTCGTACTGAGTCAGCAAGACGATGTGAATAGCCCACGCTTCTAGCTTTAATCCAAACCCAATCAGGTTGAAACCCTACGCCTGTGATACTGTTTGTTGCGCCTGTACCCGTGTACAAAACAGGATTAAAGAACTTACCCGCTTGCGTAGCCGTAGTTGCCCCAATGGTAGGCGTAGGCAAGTTCTGTGTGCAAAGGGCTTTGAAGCCTGATGGGGCTGTGTAGGCAAATGGGCGTTGACCGAAGTTGGCTGTGGCAGAGCCTGAATTGGCTCCCGGTGAGAGCCAAGCCACCATTGGCACGTTTGTAGGTAGACTGATTGCGCCTTGAGATGTGTTGTTTTTGTAGAAGGTAACTGTTCCAGCATCCTTGTCTAGCGCAACACCAATCACATCCCCTGTTGTGTATGTTGCCCCATATGCCGAGGATGAAGTGCTACCAACGTATTTGCTTCCGTTACCAGAATAACTCACCCAATCGGTAAAGGTAGCGCCGTTTTGAGTTTTTCCGCTGTCAACTCCAATGAAAAAACTAGCCGCAGAAGTACCGATGGCAGTAACAGTTATTTCCCAATAAAACTTACCTGAACTTACTAAAGTTGTGCCAAAGACATAAGGGTTGTTTGCATCGCCTACAGTATCAGCGGTATCTAAATTGCCATTTGTGATTGAAGCCGTGTATACATCCCAACGCTGAACCAAAGGATTCAATGTGCAGTAATTCCCACGCACAGTTCCACCAACACCAGTATCAGTTCCATACGATGTTGGTGAATCAACAAGAGAGTCATTACCCGCACCAGCAGTCACGCTGAAGTTATTAGGTGTCCTGCTGTTGTCTGAGAAGTTCAGATAGAAGCCGTTAGTGCCGTATGAGCCTGAGTAGGCTTTAGGTTGCCATACGCCTGTTTGTGCGTTTGTTTCACCGAATGATGATGGGGTTAGGGCTTGACCATCGATGAAGTTATATTCAGTAAGATAAAAATTACTATCATTTGAATATGCTGATGGGTTTCCTATTTCATGTGCAATAGTGCTGTTTATTTGCGTATCTTGATTTAGCGTAGGGTAATTACCGCTAGTTAATTGTTGCAACACACTATTGATATAAATTTTTACTCGATTAGAGTCAGTTGCTTGTGTAGTGTCAACAGCAACAACAATGTGATACCAAGCAGACACATCACGAAATACAGCGTTGGTATAAACACCTGGCGCAGTACCCGCAGTAACAGTAAATTGCAAACTTGGATTATTTCCAACTCCATCGCCAGTAGAAAAGAACAACCCCGCCCAAGGAGAACCAGACCTTGCGTTAAGTATTGTCCCTGTGCCTTCAGTACTTGCTCTTTTACACCAAACAGAAATTGTGTAGGTTTTGCGATTACCTGCACTTGCAGGGGTACGATTCAGATAAGCAGAATCTGCGCTGTTAAAGCGCAAACTGCGTGAGATTTGATAGCCACCAGAGACTGAGGCTGTTTTAGATGCTGCAAACATTTATCAGTCCTTATGGTGTGTAGTTCTGACCAACAACGACACCATACCAGTTTGTGCCATCAGCAAAGAAACTGAGAATGTCTTGTCTGCTTGCAGTAGATGTAATTGTCGGTGCAGTACCACCAGCCCATTTAACTGTTGACCAAGTAACTGTGCGTGAGCCTGTACCATCTTGCTTCAAATACATGATGAAAGACTTACCACTTGTTGCTGTTGGCATAGTAATAGTCACATTACCACCCAATGTAATAATCTGCACAGTTCCATTAGTCAGAGCCAATGTAATGGTAGATGTAGGTGTTGCAGAGTAAGGAGTCTCTACATAGTTTGTTACTGTTGGGTTTGTCAGAGTCTTGTTAGTCATCGTCTCTGTGCTAGTAGGACTTGTGTAATCAGTCCCTGCTGTAGCAGCACTAAACGCTGAAGTACCATTACCTTTAACAATGCCTGTCAGAGTGCCTACACCTGTACCACCAGCAGAAACTGCTGTGTAGTCGCCAGATGTACCTGCTTGCCAGTCTTTAATCTGGCTCATCATCTCACGAATAGCATCGTTAATACCAGATGGCGCACAGCCCTCTGCGATATTGATACCATCAATGTCTGTGTTGTTTGATGGAGTTGCACTCCACTCCGAGATTTTCGTCTTTGCCATGTTAGTCCTTACTGAAGAAGTGAACGCAATGCTGCTGTAAACGGCTCTGCTACTGGTGTTAATTGTGAACCAATAAGACCGCTAGTTGATGATTGAACTTGTTGCTCTCGCTTCATTTTTTCCATTGCATTACGCAACATACGAATCTCATCACCACTTGTTGCTCTGCTCATCAAGATTCTACCAATCTCATTACGAACAGGCTCTGGAACTCCAGTTCTTGTCATGTTATTTGACAACATATTGACCAAAGAACCAATGTCCATTGTCTTTGCAGCAGCAGCAACATTTACTGTGTCTTTGAGATTCTCAAGGTTTACGTCCTCCATGCGAGCCTCACGCCCAGCAGTACCAGAACCTCTGCCAACAGATTGAATCTCTTTCTTACGAGCCTCTGCTGCTACTGTAGAAGCAAACTCTCTGAATGAACGCTCACTTGGGAAAATCTCTTTCAAACGCTCTTGTGTAGCTGGCTCTCTCCACATATTGAGCAAACGAGTTTGACCTGTTTGTGTACCAGCCAAATCACGCAATCCCTCATAAGCACCAACTCGGAATGATTCCAACTCTGAGTCGCTCATGTCTTTGACAAGAGTGCGAATAGTAGCTGCTGGTTTGTTGATTACTGTGCGTCCAAGTTCGGCAGCACTAATCAATGCGCTTGGGCCTGCATACGCATCTCGTGCGCTTTTATATAGAGATTTACCAGTCTCTTGGTCTGCTGTCATGTCATCAAGACGCTTGACAAGATTTTGCTTTAGTTGAATAACAGCACGCCCAAATTCATTAAAGTCGCCACGCTCATTCAAAGCAGACTTGCTATTGATAAGGTCATCAAGACCACGCTTAATCTTATCCAAGTCAGGCATTGAAGCGTCAGTAGCCTTCTTTACATCTTTCAATGAGAAAGGCTCTTGCAAAGCAGTAGAAATCTTTTCAGCACGAGCAAATGCACCTAGCTTTTTAGACGCATCAAGAATCTGCTTCAAGTCATCATCAAGAGTAACGCTGACAGTCTTTAGCTGTTCATACAAAGGAGTAGCTTCTACATCACGCTTTGTCATCAATGATTCAACAGAGTCAGCCAATCGTGCGCCAGTAGGTGACAACTGGGTTTGTGCTTCTTCTGAGATTCTTTTGCCAAGCTGTGATTGACGATTACGAATGAATTGCTCTGTGTAGTTCTTGGTACGGCCTGGCAACGTAGCCATCGTATCCAACAAATCACGAGTGTTATACCCAGATGATTCAGCCAAAATAGCATCATCACCTAGCTTTGCCATACGAGCAGCAACTTGGTCTGTCGTAGCACCATCACGCAACATTGCTTGCGCCACACGCCTACGAGCCAAGTCAACAGATGATGTACCAAAGTAATCACGAACTGACTCTGGGACTATACGCTGTGCTTGACTTGAAATAGCTTGTTTAACAGGACGAACAGCCTTCATGCCTAGTTCAGTACCAGCACCAAGAACAGCACTTGTAGCACCTGTTTTAGCAGCTTCTACTGGAACATCCTCAATCTCTTTAGCCTCACCAGCACCACCAACAATGCCAAAGCCTAAACCAGATGCAGCAGAACGCAGGACAGGGCCAACATTCGTGGCAATGTTTCTTCCAATGTTCAACATACCCAATGGCAAAGATGCAACACCCTGAGATACAGCAGCACCAATAGGTTGTTCTTCTTTATAGCTTTCAACACCAGAACGATAAATGTCTCGTGCTTGTTGATAGCCTTTAGATGGAGATTCTCCACGAACCAAAGCAGCACCACCACCTACAAGACCTGCTAGTTCGTCAGCAAAGCCAAGGGTAGGCCCTTGCAGGGCAGTCATTCCAAGACGAGTACCTTTTGATAACTCTTTTCCAGCAGTTTCTTCTTTTGAAATTTGCAAAGATGTTGGAAGTTCTTTTCCATTAGCCAAATATGCTGCACGAATTTCTGGAATAGTAAAACCTGCGTCTATTGCTTCTTGGATTCGTTGATTCTCATCCATTTTATCGACCTCCTCTTGGGCGACTAAAGCCTAAAATTTCTTCTACGCTTTTAGACTCTTGCAGAACACGCTCATAAGGATTAACAATTGCGGTTTCTTTTCCTTGCAAAGTAGCGTTTATATCTTTGTAAGCATTTAAAGATGGAAGCAATTGTTTTTGTCTTTCAGTTGCAACACCAGTAGCAATCTTTTTCAGATTCTCTCGTTCTTCTGGTGTAAATGTTCCACCAGCTTTAAACTTTTGTGCCAACAATGTAATTTGTGTTGGAATTGAACGACTACCAATAATGGCATTTATGTCGTTTGCTTGAACAGCACCAGACGAGTCATAAATCTTTGCAATGTTATATAGCATCGCACCATCGCCACTTGTATTGCCTTTTTTAGCTTGCTTGTAAGCATCATTAAAAGCACCAAGACGATTTGAAACAACATCATCACCAGAGTTCTTTAAATAGGCTTCCCATTTGTTCATTGTTTCCAATTGGGCTTTAGCTACTGCTGTTGGGTCTTTTAAATCAATAGCAAATTTAGGTGCGCCAGCATTTTTCAAATCTTTCTGATACTGCATGAAGTTACCTTGGTAACCTTCTTTTACAGCTTGTTGAAAGTCTTTATAAGTAGATGTTAGGTTTTCTTTTGGTGCGCCTTGAGCAACAGTTTCAACTTTTCCAGAAATAGGATTAACACGAATGAGTTTTGCGCCTTCAGCCAATGTAGTAGTTTCACCAGCCATTGCTTTCTGAGAAGCAATCAACTCGCTCAAGGCTTTTCGTCCTGCTTCAGAACTCATCAACTGAGGAACGGCTCGTTGCAAATCAAAGCCACCAGCAGTCATGCCTTCGCCTACTTGCTGACCCATCATGTCTTCGCCATAAATCTCTTGTGGCTTGGTGACAGCACCTTGAATAACGCCTTGAATACGCTTTTGTTCAGCTAATGCTTGTTGCTCTTGCTGACGCTTACGAATCATGTCTTGCAATTGGACATTCTGCAATTGGTTTTGCAAGGTTTCTTGCATACCACCACGATATGCTTTCTGACCTTGTTGCAATCCCTCAACGATAGATTGACCTGTGTTGCCACCTTGGAACAAGCGTCCTGCTAGGGCATACAAGGCTTGTGCTTGTGCGTCTTCACGATTACGAGCAATGTCAGCTTGTGACATACCCAACAGACCCATTGTGTCTGCACCGCTAGTACCAAAAATGTCTAATAGTCCAGCCATGTCAATCCTTAACCAATGAATAAGCCAAGGTCTTGATTACCATAGTAACCACCAGTTCCAAAACCACCACCAGCACCAATCTGGCTCATAGCAGAAGCATCAGGAGTTCCCCAATTGGATAACCAACTGCCCAAGTTAGGTGAGCCTAGATTCTTGTAAACAGCAGCACCAGTAGCAGCAGTACCCAATACCTTCTGCAAGGTAGAAGTGTCAGCAGCACCTGACGCTGTAGTCTGTCCTACTCGTCCTAATGGGTTGCCATATACCAATGACATATAGTTCTGCAAGTTCTGTTGTGGTTGGTTTTGCAAGAAGTTGAAACGCTGAATGTCAGCACCCAACTGTTGACCTTGATAGCCTTCACGCAACTGACCAGCTTGCAACAATTGCTGAATGTCTTGGTAATCAGTAGCAGCCAACTGAGGCGCAGCACCGATAGCTTGCTGTTGTCTTGCTCGTTCTTGCTCGTAGTTCTGGTAAGCCAACTGACCTGCTGTGTTAGTCAATGCTTGTGCATATTGACCAGCAGCACGATTCTGTAGGTTACCCATAGCACCAGAGCCATAACGCCCTGCAAGGCTTGCTTTAGAGCCAATGTCGCCTAGTGTGCTTTGAAACTGCTGTTGAGCAGCTTGAGCAGCAGGGGCAAATGCACCTTGGAAGAATGGATTGCCACCCAAGTAAGCACCACCCAAAGTACCCTGCAATTGCTGTTGAGCAAGACCAGTTAAAGGATTACCAGCTAACGCACGAGTTTCTAGGGCTTGAAGACCTGCTTGTGTTGTCTGGGAGGGTGCTACAAAGGTTTCACCTGTGTAGTATTGTGGGCCACCGCCCTGATACAGATTCGATGCCTGTTGCAGACCATATGTCAGATATGGTGCTATTTCTGGTGCAACTGTTGATGTGGTAGTAGTAGCCATCTTTTACTCCTAAAAGTTCGGATTCCAAGATGGGTCATCCACAGAATCCATTATACATAAATTATGAAAATCAACCAATAATTACATATCTGTAGGTCTTATTAGCCGTTGAATTTGCAAAATGGGTAATCGTTGCCGTACCCTGTCCCTGAGAACTGGTGTAAATGTTTGTCAAAGCGTTGGGAGTGACAAAGTTCAATGTAGTAATCAAAGACGCTGTAGAGGGTCTGGTTGGGCTTGTCTGGGTAGGTAAATGCTGTAAGGAAATAGAAGTGTTAGTAGCTGACCACCATATTTCAATGTAATCGTTAGCAGCCAACTCCAAAAAGTAGTTCCAGCCAACAATTGACCTACCATCTACTCCACCATGAGAATTAGGAACAGAGATAACACCTGTAGAACCAGTTACATCTGTACCATTCTTACGCAACCAAACGCTCACATCATGGATTTGGCTATCAGTATTATTGAACTGACCAGACCATTGGAAGTTATAAACACCTGCGTTTTTGACATTCATCCTAGAACTGTTGCTCAGAGTTACCCCATTTGAGTAGTCTGTGGTGTCTAGCGTCATAGCGTATGCAGTATTCGCTGTAGCAATTGCTTGGTCAACCAAACTCTGAAAAGCCCCATAAGGCATTACATCTGCAAAAGCAGCAGCAGAGTCAGGGACAAACAGAATTACGCTTTCTGGGCCTATCCTTCGGTCTACCAAAGTGGTAGATGTAGCACCACCAGTCGCCAGAGTAATTGACCCTGTGTTATTAGTTTTGCCATCCATGATGCCACGAACAACCTCTGCCACGGCTCGTTGGTCACCACCAAAAGCAGGTAGGCTTCTAAACATCAGCGAACTCCCTGTGGCGTAATGTCCACATCCACAGCTACAGCAGTCTTCCAAGCAGCACCAGTCGGTGTCAGCTTCAGCCTATGGTATCTACCAGCACTACGCAAAGAAACCCTGTTCTCTGAGTCAGCAGCAGTAGATGTTCCATAGTTAACAGATTGGTTTAACAAAGTCCTTGATGAAACAGCAATAGAACCAGAGCCATTGTCAACAATAGGTCTAGCTAAGGTTACTACTGAGTTAGCACCAATATCAATATCTGCTGTTGAGATAGTGCCTGTTTGACTAGCACCAGTAAACGAATACACCCTAGTTCCAAGCGTTCCACCAAGGAAGTACTTACCACCAACATACAAGAGAGAATCTAAACTGTTCTCCAATGCGTCAATGCTTTCTGAAATATCGTCCAATTCTTCCAATGTCAAAGCACCAGATGATGCTTCACCAAGATAGTCTGTGTTGGCATCGCCATAAGTCCACTTCTTAGTTTGGAAGTTGTAAATCATCAGTTTACGAACAGCATCTACAGAACGATAGTTCCAGATAACTAGCTTACGAACAGGGTCAATAGCAGCAGACATTGATTCGTAATCAGTCTCTAAAGCGTCAGCTAAGAAGAATCGGTCAACCTTCTCAGCACCGATTGGTATGACGTTCTGTCCATCACACATATAGAAACCATCGTCTGACAAGAAGAATGTAATGCCTTGGTACTGAGCAATAGAGCCAGCAGCCATACATCCCTTATTACGAGAGATATTGTCAAACTGGAATATAAATGGCGTACCAACATAAGTCATTCGGTGAATAGAACGCTCAAGCAGAACTAAACCAAACTCACCACCACGAATTCCCATAATCTGACCACCATCAGGAATGTCCTGATAATCAGATTGTGTGTTCACATCCTCTGTCCAGTCTGTTTCATCATTGATGGCAGACCAGCGAACTCGATATTGCTGTTGTTCGCCACTCTCATAAGTATTAGCCACAACCACAAAATCACGAACTACTGTGATGTACTTCGCAATAGGTGCATTAGCAGCTAAGTCTGTAAAAGTGCTAGAAGTTCCCAATGTCCACGATTGCAGTTTCTCTTGATTGTTTGTGCTAATAACAACATTGCCAAACTGAGTGAACCTCATGCGCTGATATGGGTTTGTTGTGTAGCCAGAGTTAACCAGCGTCAAAGTTCCTGCACCACCAACTGTGTAAATCTTTGTCAGACCAGCAGCAAACAATGTTGTGTTGCCATCAGGAGACTTGGCAGCGTAGAGAGAACTTAGATTCTCTGCTGCTGCGCTTGATAAAACTACAGGCGTAGGAAATGGGCCATAACCGATAGCTTGAGACACCACATTCTTAGCGTCTGTCAATGCGCCAGAAATACCTGATTGGTCAGGCATCCATTCGCCAAATGTTACCCTTGTCGTAGCCATGTGTTACTTCCTTCAGACTGAGTAGTCCATGTATTGTCATTAGCAGATACTGGAGTCCATGTATTTGAGTCAACAGAAACAACTGTCCAAGTATTTGAGTCTGCACTTACTGGTGTCCAAGTATTTGTGTCACCAGAAACAGGTGTCCAATTATCACCAAGAATTACGCCATTAGCCGTGATAGTTGCTGTGCCATTTACCTGTGCCACACCTGCATAAATAGCAGAAGCATTAGCAGTCACATCAGCACTACCAACAACACTTGCGACACCTTCTGCAATCAAACCACCATTGGCGGTAAATGTTGCGTTAGCATCAATGGACGCAATCCCTAACTGGATTCTCTGTCCACTAGCTGTTACATCAGCACTAGCTGTAATGCTTGCGCTACCACCTTGGACAATCTGAGCAGATGCAGAAACAGTAGCGTCAGCAGTTATCTCAGCACTAGCACTATTTACTTTGCTACCAATTGCAGTAACTGTAGCAAAACAAGTAATCTCAGCAGAACCACCAGCTATGCGAGTTGCATCAGCAGTAACTGTTGCATCAGCAGAAATAGAAGCTGAACCCAATTGGATTCGCTGACCATCTGCTGTTACTGTTGCACTTGCAGTTATGCTTGCACTAAAGTCATAAGCAACAGAAGCGTTAGCAGTTACTGTTGCACTAGCCTCAATGTTGGCAATAGCACCAAGTATCTTTTCGCCATCAGCAGTTACAGTAGCTGTAGCACTTACATCTGCTACACCATCCCATAGAGTTGCTGTGTCCCAAACTGATGAGTCAAGGCTTGCAGGTAGAGCATCTAAGTTGTTAAATGCGTCTAGCCCATCTATTGACCACGGCCCTGTCACATTCTTCTGAGTAGTAGAGTTCCAATCAGGAGAATCTAAACTTAACGCAAGGCTATCCAATGACCCAAATTGGTCAAGTTGCTCAAGCGTTAAGTCAACAGTTGTCATGCCAATGTTACTGACAGAGAGCCTGTGGCAATACGAAACACATCACCAGAAGCAATAGTTTTAGACGCATCCAAGGCTGTGTGATACAAAAGGTTTCCAGATGTAGAAGCATCCAAAAGACCAATGTAAGCAACAGTACCCCAAGAACCTGTAGCTTGTGGGAACTCTACAGCAGCAGAGTTGGTTGATACACCATTGCTAGGCGCACCAAAAGTAACTGCTGTACGAGCATAAGAACCACCAGATATTTCAGAACCTGAGTTTCCATCTGTAGGGTCTGATGTGTACAAGCCTACATAAACAGTTGTTGGAGATGTGTAGCTTGTATTACGCAATGTAGCGTTAATCAAAGCATTTTCTAGGTAGTTTGACATTTCAGCCATAGTTTCACCTTGGAGTTAATTTCATTGCCAGAGGAACACCAGAGTATTGACCTTCTTCGTCAGACTTGGTGAGTGAGGAGATTGCTCTGTCGTACATAGTTCCCCATGTGTTAATGCGAGCATCATTCATAAGGTAAGGCTCTGCTTCAATCAAAGAAGCATAGAGCAAAGCATCTGGTGCTTTTGTTAAGAATACATTAGATGTATTACTGCTAGACAAATATGCTGGCGCAGCAAAGTACAAGAGTTTTACTGTGTAAACACCATCAGGTGCAGGTGACACTTGAAACTCACTAGCAAGGATTGTGTAAGACATTGGAACACCAACTTCTGATGCTCTTGGGTCATTAGACAATGCAGATGGGCTAGAGTAGCTAAGTGGTTGAATTGGATTTGTCATCACAACAAAATCACGCACCTGCAAGAAGTCGCTAGGCAATTCAACAGTATTGTCACCACTTACAGTTGCTGTTGTGACAGACTTGAGCATCTGACGAATACGCAGTTCTCTACGCAGTCGATTCTCAGCAAATGTAATGAAATCTGGAATCTGGCTTGTCAAGTCAGACCGAGCCAAATAGTTGGCTATTGAAGTCTGTAAATCAGAGTAAGTTGCGAAACTCATACCACTCCTGTCCTAGTGCGCCATGCACGATTCATTGGGTCATTTAGAAAAGCAGCAAAACGCTTATCATCAAGAACGGCATAACCACGCATGATGCCTTGTTTGTTAAGGTCATCAATAACAGTTAATGGAATAGACGCAACCTTATTGCCGAACAAATTGTCAGACCATCTTGCTCGCTCATCAAAGGAGTTATATTCCTTTTTATTCTGCTCAACAATGGCAGAAACGTCTTGACGAGTTTGAATGATGATGCCACCTTCACCATCGGCATGAACAGCAGTTTCTCTAATCTTTTCCATATTCCAATTCTATCAGTTTGAGTAGAAAAGAAAATGCCCCAGAGGGTTAAGTCTGAGGCATTTTTCGGGGTTACCTTAGATTAAGGTGTCAAGTCAGCAATGATGCCGTGTGCAGCTTGGTTTTTAACTTCCAAGGTGTACTCGCACAGCAACTGTGTGCTTTCATTGTCGCCAGTCACAGCCAACTCATTGGTCTGGAAAGGACGCAAGTAAGCAACAGCAGCCATGTCTGGGTCAACGATAAACGCTGTCTCATCGCATGAGTTGGTAGAAGTCATAAAGCGGTTGGGAACAACAGAAATTGTACCGAAGTCGCTCATATAAACATCGGCCGCGGCCACGATTGTGGTAGGGCTGTTTGATGGGGCCATGAAACGCTGTGCAGCGATACCAGCAAAAGCTGAAACCAATTGCTTGTGTGCAGGGTTGACCATCAACACTTTAGGATTGCCACCAGAAGCGTACACTTCTTTGATAACAGTCTTTAAGATTGTCTCTGTGAAAGTGCGGTTAGTACCATTGGTACGAGCAGTAGTACCCAAATCACCAGCAACACCATCAGTACCGCCATCATAGTTGCTGTTCAACCATGCTTGCAGACCGCCCAATTTACGAGCAGTAGTGGAGTCACCATTGGCAGCAACTTGGTTGCTCAACAATGATGTTTCCATGTCACGCTTAATTTCGGCCGATGCTTTAGCCAGTTGATAGGCTTTTTCAGATTTACGGCCTGCCTTGTCCACGCTCTGCAAAGTGCCAGAAATCTTGACAGTTTTCTGAGCAATCTGAGTGCGGTTACCAACACGAGTTGTTGGAGACATAGTTGCGTCAGATGCCGTTGCACCCTCGACTGCGTAGTTCGTCAAAACGCTTGCGGAAAGGCTATCTGTTTGCCATTCGTGGTAAACAGCAGTTGCCTTTGTCTTGCCAATGGAAGACATGAAAGGTGTGTCTGTGGGGCTGATGTTATAGATTACATCAGAAAGGTCTTCACGCATACCGATAGCGGTATATGTTTGATATGTAGCCATTTTAAAACTCCAAAATTAAAAGAATCGTTCAAATGCTTTAGCAGCGTCTTGGACTTTGCCAGTTTCACGCAACCTTTGCATAACCTGTTTATCTTGTGACGATTTTGTAGGAGGCGCAGAAGTCCCAGAACGCATCATCTTAGGGGCAGCTTGAAGTTTCTTGGTTACTTCGGGCTTGCTCTTTTGAAGTTGCTCATACTTCATTGCTTTATACAAACTCACCACAGCACGAGAGTCATAAACAGAACTGAGTTCTTGGTCAGTCCATCCTACAGACCTCGCATAATCTCGAATTTGCTTTCGGATTGCATCGCCCTGCGGAGTAGCCAACTCAGGAATCAGACCAACTAGCTTCTCAGATTCTTGTCGGAGATGGTTTTGCAAAGAGGCTTGATGCTCGGCTTGTTGCTGTTGTGCAATGCGTTGCTGTTCTTGCCTTACTACTGCTAACTGCTTCTCACGCTGATTCTGTTCAGCTACCGCTACCGCATAACCGATAGGGTCTGTTTCCTTTAGAACATCTAAGTCCACACCCTGATTTTGCTGCGTAAGGAAGCTATCCAATGCTTGCAATTTCTGGGCATATGCCTGTCGTTCTTGTTTCACCTGCTCTAAGTGAATACGCTCTGCTTCTACAGCTTTACGTTGTTCAGCTAAAGCCTGAGATTTTTTAGTGTAATCAGTACCTTGTTGATAACCTTTGATGAGTTCGTCAAGTTCTACCTCAACTTCCTCACCAGATGCCTTGACTTTATATCTAGGCTTTGGCTGTTCTTCTTCGGATTCCTCCTCAGAATACTCAACTTCATCAGACGCTTGTAGTTCTTCTGAATGTTCCTCAGATTGGCTGTTTTCAGCTTCGTCAGAATCACCCATCAGTCCCTCAAACGCTGAAGCGGCTTGGTTTACATTTAGGCTTTCACTCCCTTGTGGGTTGGTGTTTTCCATTTGTCATCTCAAAAATCGCTAGACACCTTCTAGTCGGAGGGTAAGGTTTCCCTTACAGAATTTTCCATTTCTTCTCTCTAATCACAGTTTCCGAGGCTAAACCTTCAAGGTGTCCTGTAATTAGTTCTAAAGTCTTAATGTGCCTGTAAGCGTCTTCACGCCTATCAGATTCTTCAGCACTTGTGTTAATTATTACACTAATCTGCTCTTTTTTCAAATTATCTAATACTTCTTTGAAAAAGTCATCATTCAGTAAGTTTTTAGCCCATTGAGCCAAAAGTGCTTTATCTGTCATATGAGGCTTGTCCCTGCTGTTTCTCTTTGAATAATCTTAGCTGCATTTCCACCAACAGGTGTAAACAGATTCCAGTAACTAGCACCACTTGCTGTACCAAGGTCTGTAATTGGATTGTATGTAGAGCCACTAGCCCTATTAGCCAAAGTAGCCACAGCTTCTTTGTCACCAAGTTCAGCTAAAACTCGCAAATCATTGGCAGCCAAATTGTCATAAGCAGCACCAGCAGCTTTACGGCTTGCATCGTCAGTTCTTGCTATGTTAGCAGCACCTAACAAACCATATTGGTCAACTGTTCCCTCTGGGGTGTTAACTAAACCATTAACAACATCACCAAAGCTGTAACCTGTAAGAGCATTAGAAATCGTATTCAATGCAGACAGTTGTGGGCTAGTCAATGACAAGAGGCTATTAGCCAACAATGATGTGTTGTCAGTCAATCCACCTACTACGCTACCAACAGTACCAGCGTTACCACTTAATCCAATTGCTACATTGCCAAGAGTAGTTAATACATCCTCTGTGCTATTAGCGTTAAGCAGTTGACCAGCAATGTTTGTCAATCCACCAACTTTAGCTAAATCTGAGTTACCTGCCAATATACCTAAACCACTCATCACAGCACCAGTAGCAGCAACATTGCTACCACCACCTGCAACTCCTGACAAACCACCTGTTCCAGTATTTGTGAAGTCGTTGTTATAGATAAGCGTACCAGACAAGTCTCTGCCACCACCTAAACCTGTGTTGGCTGTTTCTGCGCCTGTCTTGATAACACCAGAGTCAACACTAGCCATACCATTAGGTGCTACTGCCTTCATGGGTGTAGGCAATGTTCTAGGCTGTGCTTGTAGCAATGAGCCATAGGCAATTCTTGGTTGGTCAGGAACTAACGCACCAATGGAATCTAGCAATGACCTTGATGGTGCAAACTGCGTTTGTGGTGTGTATTGACTTTGAACAGCAGAAATAATGTCTTGATAAGACGCACTCTGTGGATTATCTCCACCAACAATCCCACGCAGTTGTTCGTAGTTCATGGTTTTATCACTTAGAAATCATGCTCAACACATTGTTCAACGATGGCGCAGCAGTTGTCGTATTTTGTAATGAAGACGCAATTTCTGGTCTGCTCATAATGTATTGCATATCAGCATTAGACAAGCCATAGGTGCTTTGCAAAGTACCCATTGGCACACCTTTAATCATGTTAGCTACATCACCATAGTTGCCTGATTGTTCTGCATTTTGCCAAGCAGAAATAAGGTTAGGGTTTTGTGGTTTAGCAATCATATTTACTACTTGCTCAGTAGTAGGTCTGTTTGCAACCATCTGACCTGCTAAACGCTTAGATTCTTCAAACGATGGGAACAACTCACGAAATTGACCAACAGTTGCTGTTTGTGTTGGAGGAGTACCAGTAATGGGAGTAGTACCAGTTTGCTTGATAGGCATACCAGTCCAATTAGCTGGCAACTTACCTGCAATACCACCACGAGAAGCAATGTAGTCAATATCGCTTTGACCTAAGTTATAGGTTGACTTCAATTGGTCAGCAGTAATGCCTTTCAACAAGTCAGCAATGCCTGTGTAGTTACCTGTTTTCTCTGCGTTAATCCATGCTGTTGACAATGGGTCTGTGACAGTAGGACGAGAGTAAATGTAGCTAATATCTTGGTTAGTCAGACCATACTTAGACAGCAATGTAGGTGCAGGGATATTTTTAATTAAATTAGCAATATCGCCATAGTCACCAGTCTGCTCTGCTCTACCCCATGCTTGTGCAACAGGGTCTGACGAGTTAATAGCATTATTGATGTTTGTTGTTTGCGCCTGAGTGTACTGAGGAACAGCAGTTCTATCGTTACCTGCTGGCAATGTACCAAAAGTAGCTTGCACTTGCTCTGGCGTAATGCCATAAGTAGAGGCTGCTTTAACAATATCGTTATAAGCAGCGTTGGGGTCAGTCTTTAGCAGGTTTACTAAAGCATCTGTCAGTTGTGCTTGTGTATAAGCCATGATTAACCCTTAATCTCTACGTTAGATGTAATGCCAGCACCAATTTTCATAGCTTTCAATTGTGCTTCTGCTTCAAACTCTTGTTGCTTCATAGCAAAGTAAGCCTGTTGTTTCTCACGCTCAAGCATCAACTTAGCAGCTTCTTTCTCACGCATCAATTGCATCTCAAGAGCAGCCTTCTGTTGTGCCATCTCCATGTCAATCTGTTGTTGCTGTTGTTTCAACTGAATGTCAGCTTGTGCTTTAGCTTGGTTAGCTTGAATCTCAGCCTGAGTGCGAGCCATGATTGCTTGCACTTCTGGAGGCATTTGTTGTGGCTGTGGAGGAGGATTCGAGAGCATCTGGTCTTGCTCTGGAGTGATTGGCTTGTAGAACTCAGCAGAATCCTTAAAGCCAGCAATCTCAACCATGCGTCCCAAGGTAGAACGATATTGAGCAGGGGAAACATAGGGATTGGCAGGGCCGTACTGAGCAATCAACTGCTCTTGTTTAGCCAAAACCATTGACAACATAGCCATCTGCTCTTGGCGGTTACCAGCACCCAAACCTACATTGATAGCCACATCGTATTGATTAGCCCATGTACGAGGGTCAAACTCTACGAATTCGCCACGCATACGCACCAAACGAGGCTTGTCTTGGTATTTGCAAAGCAGATGCAAGATGCCTTGGAACAAAGACTTAACACCAGTCTCTGCAAAGATTCGAGCCATCAATTCAATCTTACCTGCGCCAGCTTGTTGCATTGAAGCTACGGCTGCTGCTGTCACATTCTGCAAGATAGATGGGTCAAGACCTTGTGTAGCATCAGACACACCAGTACGCTTAGACTGGACTGTATCCAAGTACTGAAGCATTGGGAAAGCCTGAGATGCTACGTTCTGCACAACCAACTGTTGAACAGCATTAGGTGACTTGGCACGAATCACACCACCTGCGGTAGATGTAAGCAAGTCATCAAGGTTTACCTGACCTTCAACAGCAACCACTCGTGCGTTGTTTGTCAGATATAAGTTATCCAACATCTGACGAGTGATAGTAGTCTTAATCAGTTGCAAGTCTGTTGTTCTGTCAGCAAGTGAGTCGCCAAAGAACTTGTGTGGGATTGGGATAGGGCAGATTGAATGGAAAGGAACATAGTCCACTTCCTCAACAGCTTCCTTACCATCTACATCTTGGAGAATCTCGTTTGAAGCGTAGAAAACCTGAGTCAGAGTAGCAATGCCTTTGCCATTCATATCAGTTTTGACATAGCACTCAAAGACCTCAATCTCTTGCATTGATGGGTCATCAGTCTGTACTTGGTAAGGCTGCTCACCAGCAGAGAAACGCACAACACGCTCTGGTGTGTACGCTAGTGCATCATCCATCTGCAAGCCTTCAACTTGCTTCTTGTTGAAACCCATAGCAACCAAGTCACTACGAGTCAACATCTGACGATGGGCTACGAATGGAGAATCAGCAATAGTGCGAGCCTTCTTGCTAATCAAGAACTCCTCTGGAGGAACATTCTCAATCGTTACTTTGCCTGACTTCTTACGCTTTTGAACGATGACATTGTGCGTTGCACCCATTGCTGGCATACCAGTTGGGTCAAGGACTGGCTGTCCCATTGGGTCATAGATTGGAAACTCTGTCGTATCTTGCTCGACAATTTCCATGCTCTCATCACTCATCAGCATTGCTAACTCGTCATCTGACAAGTCATAGTAACGCTCTTTTGTAATGTCTTCTTTGTTTTCCCAATATGCTTTAACGATGCCGTTCTTCTGCATCAAAGCATCTTTGAACCAGTCATGCAGAATGGCTACGCCTTCGTTGTCACGCAAGAATACCCAATTGCAATAGTCTGTGGCCTGTTTTGCAGATGCTTCGTCTTGAGGCCCTTGTGGCTCAAAGATAACAATATTATCTGAACCTGTGAAAATACGAACTAAGCTAGGTAGCGCACCATCAATAGCTTCTGCTACTTCTCCAGTAACAATCTGAGATTTACCCTCAACCTCATTGCCATATGGCTGTCGTAGATACGCCTGTAGAGCCTGTTTGCGCTGGTCAACAGTTTCTGTTTCAATGTACCCAATAGCATCATCAATCTCTGCCTGTAGGATTGACTTCAGTTCGTTCTGTTGCATTTTTGTCCTTTGGAGGGCGACCCATTCGGGGTTTGTCCGATTTTAACTCCTTAATGACATTTTCCAACATTTCGATTCTTAATTCAAGTTCTTTTACTTTAGGGGCTAAATTAACGCCTTGACGCTCTAAATACATCAGACAATCCATTTCGGTGTTTGGTTGATAGGCTTAGACCAAGTTGAATGACCTTCATCCAATCCAAGGGCTAAGTAGCGGAATGAGTCCGAGCCATGTGATGACCAGTCATGCAATGGACGCTCATAGAAAATCTTACGCTTCTCATCGTAATCTCTGCGGTAGTTTCTCAGGCAGTTCAGCCCTGTCTGGACTTTAGGAACATTGAACCAGCACCTTGGCAGCAAACGCCTTACCGCTTGGATTCCATCGTCTAAACCCATTCTAGGCGCAATCTTTATCTCTAGTCCTGCCTCCTCAAGCATCTCTAGTCGGCTTTTACCAGAGCCTAACTCTCTGACCCTAACGTCATGGGGCAAGATATGCTCTGCTTTTGCATAGTCATTGTCCCTAATCCACTTCACATAGTGGTCTAGTCCAACACCATGATTCTCGTAATAGTCAATCAGACGCACCTCAGTACCTACTAACTGAGCAACCCAAATAGAAGTTGAATCACCCATACCCAAATCCCAAGCTGTAAATGTACGGCTTAGCTCCTCTCTGGGAATCTCTTGCATATGGTGCTTGTCTTCCAGTTCATTGAGGATTTGCCCATAGTAAGAGCCTTCTACAGCAGCATCAAAGCTACATTCAAACTCTTGTCGGTACTTATCCTCACCCATCTCATTACGAGCAGCCTTGAGTTCTGTATCGTCCACCACCCCTGTCTCAGAGGCTTTAAACTCTAGCAAACCCCACCCATCCTCAGTTTCTGCCCTATCACGCAGTTCTTTGAAGTGGTTATGACCTTTCGGTGTACCAATGAACATACACCAGCCTTTTCTGTCAGCTAGTGCAGGTCTGATAATGTCTGTCCAAATCTTAGGATTCTGGTCACCAATCTCGTCTAGGATTACCCCATCGAAATACTGACCACGCAATGCTTCTGGATTGTCTGAGCCATATAACTGGATACGCCTACCCCAGAAGTCAACTCGCAACTCTGAGATGTTGTTAGTACCGCCTAGCGGTGTAGCGTATTTAACGAGATAGTCCCAAGCCACTCGTTTAGCTTGTCCATAGGTAGGTGCAATGTATGCGTATCTAGGTGCTTCCTTCTGATTGAGGATAGCGTCCTTGATTAGATGGTTAATCGCTGAGACAGTTTTGCCCATGCGCCTATGAGCAACAACAACACCAAAACGCTTACTGTCCATCAGTTCATGGATAGCAAGCTGTTGTTCTCTAGGTTTGTAAGGAATCTCGATTACTTCGCCCATGTGACCTTCATTTCAATAGGTTTGTTGGAATCACCAGCTAACTCAGTCCTAGCCAACTTAGGAATGTGATACTCAACAACACTTTGAAACATCTCAAAGGCTTTTGCAGGGTTTGGTTTTATTTCATTTGCAGGGTCACCATACGCAACAGCATCGAGCCACTCAGTAAGCCTATGTGCGTTTTGGTCAACAAACAATGCTATGGCTTGTCTTGCCTCTTGCGTAGCCTTGTTGGGTGTTCCAGCCACTCTACCGCCTGTTTTAACGCCATTAGCCATATGCAACCTCTCTAAATAAATCTACTTTAGATTGGTCAACCATTTTTGGATTAACTTTGTTGTAAGCAAGCAACAGTCTAGCAGCAAAGGCACGAGAGCCTATGCGGTCAATAAGTTTTTCGTAGTCTTGTTTAACAATGCGTTTCTTAGTGGCTGTGCATCCATTGCCACCTTTGCATTTGTTTAGACTTGGCTTGTGCAATGAGATGAATTCAATCTCTTTTGCGTAAGCAAGTTTCTCTGATGCGAATGTTTCGAGTATTTCTCCAGACAGATTAAAGTTCTTCTTTTGAACTTCAAATCTGCGTTCAGAGCCTTTGCCTATATAAACGATTGAACCATCTTCGTTCTTTATCGCATAGACATAGAATTTATTTATTGGTCTTCCAGCCATGTTTGACTCCTCTAGGGTTGGTCAAGGTTAAGTTAGTAATTACTGACCTAGTAGTGATGGTACAAGTTCGTAAAGTTTCTTACGCTGTTCTTCGTCTGCTAGTAATCCTAATGGTAACACACCAGCAAGAATGTCTGCTTCGTTTCTACGCATTGGGTCAAAGGCAGCAAATCTGCTTCTAACCAAAGATGGGTCTTGAATAGCATATATGTCTCCCTTTTGAGAGTCATAAAATTTTTCTTGATATTTTCTTGCTTCGTCAAACTGTTTGCCAGTTACATTTGACCAAGTTTCATCAGGAATAATTCCATACTTTTCATACAAATAGTCTTTAGCCCTCATCACATGACTGTTAGGGCCTAAATCTTTGACATTTTTGATTTCTGCGCCTTTTAAACCTAAATTACTAGCAATGATGCCAAGTTCATCAGTTGATGTTGCAGAATCTCTATCTAATTCCAAGTCTTCTAGTGAATACCTTTTTTTACCTGCTTTAGCGCCAAGTTGATTTGTATAAATATCAGCCCAGTTTCTACCTTTAGCATTTGCTGTCAAGAAGTCTTCTTGTCTAAGCAATAGTGGAAGTATGTTCCCACCACCAGACGCTGAAACATAAGTTTCTGCAGCCGTTGGGTTAGTAGTAAAAAAAGCGCCAGCACCAGATGTTTTGCCTTTGCCCTCAACATTAAAAATGTTTATGTCTTCATTTGTGCCGTGATAGACAGGAGTTTTATACCCCATCGCTTCTGCTCTCATCTCTGGAGTATTGTCTTTAGGCAGTCCTAGACCACCTTCTTCAATAGGCAATGCAGCGTTTCTTTGGGCTGTATCTAGTGCTTCTTGTCTTGGAGAAGTTGTTTGCTTTGGCTCAAGTTTGATTGGAACACCAGATTTACCAGATGAAATACGGAAATCCATACGACCACTAGGAAACTCGTCATCAAGAATAAGTTTCTGTGGGTCTATACGGATTGGGACTACTGTTTCACCATATCCAGTATTAGGCTCTTTTTCTGTTGTTACATAAACATCAGGCTCACCAGCAGACTTTAACTTTTTGGTTGAAGCAATTTGCTCTGCTGCTTTTTTATTTGTGTGATGATAAACAGTAACAGTACCATCAGAATTCAATGGTAAACCAGTTAATTCATCTACTTTTCCAACATTCTTGATGCTTGCGCCTACTGGTAAACCTTTAGTAGCTTTACCTAGCAATCCTGCAACTGGTGCAACTGCCATAGCAGCTTCAACAGCTTCAGCACGAGGCTTAGTGGTCATGCCTCTACCAGTAGTCAATGGCTCACTATAAGCCATTCTCTCCATTGTCTGTTGGACAGCAGGAACTCCTAAGAGATTCATCAGCATCTCTACAGGAGGATTCTCATAACCAAATGGCTTTGCGCCAAATTGTTGCGCTTTCTTTAGGCGGTCAGCAAGTAAACCCATGATTGGGTTTGACATTGGAGTAGCCCTTAGTTCAGCCATTATTTCATCCTGCCCATCTTTTTAGCAGCTTCTGACATAGCAATGGCAATCGCTTGGTCACGGCTCTTTACAACCTTGCCACCTTTGCCAGAATGGAGAGTGCCTTCTTTGTACTCACCCATTACCTTGCCAACTTTCTTCTGACCAGCTTTTGTCATTTTCATGTTGTTCACCATTTAACCTTGTTAGCCCAATACGCTGCACTCATCTTACCTTTGGCAATATTCTCTGCGTGACGAGCCTTGAACGCTTCGTTACGCTTAGAGCCATCAGGTGATAAGTTTCACATCCTCACCACTCTTTGCCAAAACAGCATGAGATTTAGTGCGATGGTTAGGAGTCTTCTTAGGCTTGTTATAGCCAGAAAACTGCTCTGTGCCACGCTTAATCACTTTTTAGGCTTCTTTGCTTTGTTCTTTGCAGTACGCTCACCACGCACAGGCATAGGTTTAGGCTTCTTCATCAGCTTCTGCATCATCTCCAGAGCCTGTTGATTCGTTGTTCCCATTGTCTTTCTCCTGAGTAATTGGCCCACCACTAATCCATGCTTCGCAGGTACGCTTAGAAGCACACTTAAAGTCAAACATCTCGCAATAACCTAAGTCACCAGCATCAATGACTTCCCATGCGTCCATCTCGTTGTCATCCAGACCAGATTCGATACAAGACAGCATCTTAGGTGTCTGGATAAAGGCAGCGCAGTTACCGCAACGAGACTTCTTGGCTTGTGCAGGGGCAATACGCCAAGCACGAGAGATTTCACGCCAGTAATCCATGTTGGATTCGTTGGGATTCATAGGCCCGTAGTTAGCCTTTTCAATCGCCTTCTCACGATTCTCAAGATTGACAGCTACATCACCTGTCGCAACTGGACAGGCTTCACCCTTCTTCTCTTGGTTTTGTATCTCAATCTCGATTTTTACAGATGGCTCAAGTAGTCCAGACATGGTTGTCCTCATGGAGTTTGTACCATTATCTCACACAAAAAAAGAGGGAACAAGTCCCTCTAAATACTCAATGGCAACTGAGTTCCACCATTGTGCGCTATCCAATTAGTTTTGCAAGCGTTTCGTTTAAAACCGACATTTCGTCCTGTTTATAAACTGACCAAATCCTAGCCTGACCATGAATCCCATTGAAACTACCTTGATGGCAATCCTTGCATAAAGGAATACATAAGTATTGATGATGCTGCTTTATGTGGTGAGCATCTGATGGTGCAGACTGACCACAAACACCACAAGGAAGTTCTTTAATCCTTGCTAAGTGCAGTCTTTCACGCTTTGTAAAACTGTTATTCAATTTCTACCACCTTATCACCTCGTGACTTTATGTAGTCTTTTGTTTTCTGAATATATCTCTCAAACTCACTTCGAGGAATACTGGACTGCTGCAAGTCTGCGAATTCAATCAAATCACGACAGGCTTGAATACCCTCCGCATCTAAAATGACACGCATAGTCTTTTGATAGTATCCAGATGCTTTGTGGAGGCTTGCTTGCGCCTTCTCGCAGATTGGCAACACTTCTGGGCCTACCCCTGCTCTGCCCATCGTTTCTGACAGGTTTAGTACATCCACAAGAGTACGCCAGTCATGGATAGTTCCTCTGCCCTTAATAATCGCCTCAAGTGCGGAATACTCCATCATTCGGAGTTTGTCCAACTTCTCCCTGTGGGTTATTGACGCACCCACTATCGCATGAGTTATTGGGTCTATCAGATTCCAATGTTTTCGTTTCGTTTTTTTTCTCATTGTCTCTACCAAAAATAGTATCCCACCGATTAGAGTATTCTTCATTGCTTACCTTAAAAGGTCTTGGACTTGAGCCTTTACCCATTTTTAACCTCCATTTTCTTTAAAGCAGCCTGTAAACCTGCCAAACCACCTACTCGTTGGTCACCAATGAATATCTGTGGCATTTGTTTAGCATCTGGATAGTGCGCCACAAAGTTAGCAAACCTGTCACCAGTCTCAATATCAATCTCTTTGTACTCAAGATTCAAAGTCTTGAGTAGATTCTTAGCTGTCACGCAATTAGGGCAGCCAGATTTTGTGTAGATGGTGACGTTAATCATAAAAAGACCTTATGAAGTACACCACCAGCGACCAAAAAGTCGCTAGTGAAATAACAATGATTCGCCAAACGGCTTGCTTAGACATCTCTCATATCGTATTCAACAGAACGAGAATGGTCTGCTTCATCCAAGATGTGCTTAGATAAACGCATACAACCTTCTATCTCAAGTTCTTTGTATTGTTCAGCAGAGAACAGACCAAGCACACTTACCTTCTCGTAAATAATGTCTTCAATGTTCTCACCATAGATGCCTTCTGAATCTGTGTCGTATTCCATGACAACAGTAACTACTACAGAGCCTTCACCAACAGTTGTGTCAAATTCGTATTTCATTGCTTAGTCCTTAAAAGTACCCTTGCGAATTGCTTGGGCTGAGTGCATTGTATCAACATTTTGTTGATTTTTACAAATATTTTTATTCTGTTGTTTTTACGCCAAGACGCTCACTTGCTTGCTCACTTCTCCAAATGTCAGCTTTCATCTGGGCTGCGACAAGCATCCACTTTAAAGTTTCTTCTTTCTCAATGGCAACCATCAACCCTTTGAGCAGGTCAGCGTATTCAAGGTGTGCATAGGCTTCACGCTCTTGAGCAACAGCAGAATCTATCCCTCTAGCCATTGCATCCTTCATTAGTAAAGCCTTTTTTGTTTTGCGGAACTCCTCAAGGTAGATTCTTTGTGCTTTAGCTTCCGCATATTTGCATGAATTTTCAATGATGTACTCAATGGCTTTGTAAGGGGCTTTCATTCAAGGCACTCCTTGACGCAAATATCCACACCAGCTTGACTTGAGTAAACCTTAGTCACATGGATATTCACAATCTGAGAATCATCCTTGTAAACAACACCATTCATTCCGTCTTCTATGCTTTTCAAAATATTGGAAGCATCAGGTTTCTTGATTGGTTTTTCATCACCTTTAGCAATGGCCTCTAAACGCTTTTTTGTAGCAGATGCAGGGATTAGCACTCGAATGTATAAATAAAGGCTTACAGGGGTCTCTAAAGGCTCGGAAGACCCCATTGCTTGCTTTGCTGAGTCTTTAATCAAAGATTCGTAAGTTCTGGTTTTCTCAGGTGTGTAAGTTTGGACAAAGTTTCCACGCTTGGCATACCTTGCTCTTTGTTTACCAACAGGGTTGCCTTCAACCTTAAATGTGACCATGAATGTCATTCGAGTGTCCCCTCTCTCATTTGTGCCATGTATGCTCGGATTCTGTCTCTAGCACCAGTCCCATAGATTCGCTCTGCTCTTTCAAGTCTTGCACGAATCAGGTCACGATTCTTTGACCATTCCCAATTACGATAGAGTTCCCGAGCCTCTGCTTGCTCAAGAATTACCCTATCGCTTGGGCCTTGAATATTTCTTCTACTCCAAGTCACCAGTCAATTCCAATGCTTTGTTTATCAGGTGTAGTGGATAAGGTACGCCTTCACGCACCTTGTCCAAAAGTCTCATTGCTTCGTAGTAGCTCATATCAACTCCAATGATTGTTGTGCCAATCTTTTTTGTTGAAGTTTTCCATACTCAGTATTTAACTCGCATCCAAGATATTTCCTGCCAAGGTCTTGAGCAACTTGTGCTGTTGTTCCAGAACCCATAAAAGGGTCTAAAACAATTCCACCAACAGGTGCGCCAGCAAGTATGCAAGGCTCAATAAGTTCACTTGGAAAAACAGCAAAGTGTGCGCCTGTATATGGTTTTACAGGAACACTCCAAACACTTCTTTTGTTTGCCATCTCATATGACTTTTCTAAACCACTATGAGGCTGTAATCCACTTCCTTCATTGTGATATTTACCATTGGCTCTATCTCTTGTACCCCAATCATCTTTAACAGGGTCTTTAATTGCCTCATGGTCATAGTAATATTTCTGTGATTTGCTTAACAAGAAAATATATTCATGGGCTTTTGTGCATCTATCCTGCACAGACTCAGGCATTGGGTTTGGTTTATGCCAAATAATGTCTTGACGCAAAAACCAGCCATCTGCTCTTAGAGCAAATGCAAGCATCCAAGGAATACCAATCAAGTCTTTAGTTTTTAGACCTTCACCAGTCCTGTTAACTACTTTTTCTCTAGCATTACCAAATCCAGCACGACCATTGTTTGATGCTCTTGAATTGTTACCAGCATAGCTATCACCAATGTTTACCCAAAGTGTTCCATCATCCTCAAGCACATCCCAAACACATCGGAAAACTTCTACCATTTGCTTGATATATTCCTCTGGTGTTTCTTCAAGACCAATTTGCCCTTCATGCCCATAGTCACGCAAACCATAGTAAGGAGGACTTGTTACACAAGTTTGCGCCTTAATTCCTTGCGTAGCCCATTTACGCATTGTTTCTCTGCAATCACCAAATTCAATCTTATTCATGCTTTACTCCTTAATTGAGCCATTCTTGCCAAAACCTCTAGTGGAATTGGAACTGCCTTCTTTTCGTCTGCTTTAATTTTCTCAAGTGCAGGGTCAGGCTCATTCTTTGATGGAACTGTGAGCCTCACAATGTCAGCAGGATTTTGTTTAGGTGCAACCCAAGCAGCCTCAAAGCCAACCCATTGCTTTAAACAACAATGACTAATCGCTTGCTCAAGTGACCAACCTGCTTTTTCAACTTGTTTAACAAAACCATTCCAACCAGTTTCTGTCAATGTTTTAGCTTTCTTTTCTTTACGAACTGTCATCCAATCATTCCAAACCTGCTGAGAAACAGAATCAGGACAAGCAACGCTAGTTGCGCTATCTCTCTTTGGTTTATGGTTAGTGGTTAGTGGTTTATGGTTAGGTGGCGCTTCGTCTACCATTTGTTCACGCTTCGTGCGATTCTCTCTACGCTTCGCTTCTCTTTCATCAGCGATTCGTTTATTTGTATCTGCGTTTTTATGATAGTGCAACAACTCTTGAAGTATCCTATCCTGCACATAACAACCATCTTTATCCAACACAAAAAACCTGCTTAGAACAAACTTTACAGCTTCTACTTCTGCTTCAGTAGATGCCCAAGTCCATTCAAGTGCTTGCTCAAGTGTTGGGAAAACTTCTCTGTCGTAGCACGAATCAATAAGAAGCGTGTACGCTCCGTGTTGAAGCATGGTTAAGCGACCAGCTTTCTTGGCATAGTCGCCAAGATTTCTCTTGTAGTAATGCATATAACTCACCTTTTAAACCACTCCCTAGAAAGAAACTGCGGCAGGAGAGGGAGGAACTCTTTTCGGTGGGGTAGCTACCCCCCACCTAGCCGTGTTTCAAAACATTGTATCAAATAAATTGATTGTTAGTGATTTCTTTTTTACCTTGTTTGCCAAGCAATCGAGTTGCCTGTTGTTTCATCACAGCATATTCAGCTTTTGTAAAGATGCCATAGGTCTTGATTCCACAGATAATTTTCACATTGCTGTCTTGCTTTTCTATTTCATTGTCAGCCAAGGTGTACTGAGCAACCCAATGTTTGCCTACCTTGACCTGCTCTGTTGTCAGCCTACCTTGTTTGCGTAGTGTCTTGGCAGTACAGAGGACTGTGGCTTGCGGCATACCAGTTAGGTTAGCTACTTCGTGTGAAGTCAATGGGCCGTTCTGGAGGGCTTTAATTACTTGTGCTTGAGTCATATTGTTTCTTTTGTTAAAGGAATAGCTGGCCCTCTGCGGATATTACAACCCTTGCAGGTAGGCTCAACTTCTAATGGTTTGTTGTAGTCTCTATGTTCATAACATTGTGCAGGTTTGCCACAATCTACACAAATTAACGTAGCTACAGGCGGTAGGATACCTTTTTTTACAGCCTGATTAACCTTTGCAGCAGCTTGTGCTTGACCATTTTTTCTTGGTCTAAGGTCACAACAAGTCCAGCAAAACTTGGCACTATTTTCTCTGCCAATAATTTCTTGATTGCAATCAGCACACAATTTTGTCATTTCTTAATCCTTTTGTTTAAGAAAAGTTTTGGATAAGCCAATTTGATTGAAGCAGGAATTCCTCTGGTTATCCAGTTGTGTACTCGCTGGCTAGATGGGAAACCTAATCGCTTAGACAGGACTGTTGGCCCACCAAGCAAGGCAATTAGTTCTTTGTCGGTTAGTTTGTTCATAGTTGCATCATAACAACATTTTGTAAAATTTCAACACTTTGTGAAAATATTTTAAACATTTCGTTGATTTGCGTTATACTTACGTCAGCCCAAACAAATCGTGAGGGTACTTTTAAGGAAAACCAAATGAAAGAAAAGTTAATTGAATGGACACTCGCTGTCATCATCTTTGGCGGTATCGGTGTAATGTTGGCATGGAGAGGCTAATGCAAACAGAACAACTCAGACGCAAGGCTCGTCAACTGTACAACAACAGTTTAGTTCCACAACAAGTCAACCAGTACAACCAACGCAAGTGGGTCAGGTCAGTTCTCAAACTTGGCGACAAATGGTTAGTTGCTAAACAGATTGGCAGAATCCAATGACCAGAGAAGACGCAATCAAGGACTTATCACACGGCTTGTATTGTGTTTACTGTACTGAACCAAAGACCTACGGCTCTTGCTGTTCAGAGAACCACTTTGTAGAGTTTGAAGACCTCTACGATGAAGACAAAGAAGAAATGATTAAAGAATATTTAAAGGAAGAATGAAATGGTACATAAGAAGTTAATGCAAGCACGAATCATGTTGCAAAACGCACCTCTCAAGAAGTCTGGTCATAACAAGTTTGCTGGTTACAGCTACTTTGAACTTGGTGACTTCATCCCTACGATTAACCAAATCTTTAACGAGATTGGCTTGTGTGGCGTAGTCTCTTACGATTCAGAGATAGCCAGTCTTACAATCACAGATGTAGATGATGGCACTAACATCATCATTACTTCACCAATGGCAGATGCTAACCTTAAAGGCTGCCATCCTATCCAGAACCTTGGTGCAGTAGAAACGTACACCAGACGCTACCTGTGGGTTACAGCAATGGAAATCGTTGAGCATGACGCTCTGGATTCTTCTGCCCCTATCAAGGAAGAAAAGGTAATCATTACGCCAACACAAGGTGCAATGGATAGCATCCCAGAAGAAGAACAGATTTATCTCAAAGAGTTAGCAATGGAATTGATTGACCTCTGCGAGAAAGAAGAACCTAAGAAAGCTTGGGTAAAGTTGGAAGCAGAGAACCTTGATGCTGAACAAAAGATAGCATTGTGGACTTTGCTGCCTAGTAAAGTAAGAACAGCTTTAAAGAAAGCAAAGGAGTTATAAATGGAATACGACAATACAAATCGAGGCTCACTCTTTAAGAATGACCGCAAAGACGATGCAAAGTTTCCTGATTACAAGGGGTCTATCAATGTAGATGGCACAGAATATTGGTTGTCTGCATGGATTAAGGTCAGCAAAGATGGTGCTAAGTTCATGTCTTTGTCTGTCAAGAATAAGAACGCAGATGTTCAGCCTAAGAAAAAAGCTGTTTACCAAGATGACGATGCACCTTTTTAAGTAAGTTTACGAGGGGAAAGCAGACAGCAATGTCGGACGAATGTGAGTACCCTCACCTCAAGGAGAAGACAATGAAAGACATTTTCGATAATATGAAAGATTCGATGGACAAGTTCTTTGGCTCACCACCATTTAAGTTAGCTAGAAAAGATAGTCCAGAAACGTCTAAAGAAGCAGCACAAGCAGTTGATAGCACCAAGCTAGAACAAATCGTCTATGAGGCTATTAAAGCCTTTCCTGATGGGTGTATCTCAGATGAAGTGCTAGAGGCTCTCCCAGAGCATCGCTACTCATCAATCACACCTCGCTATCGTGCTTTGCTAGACAAAGGCTTTATTGAGATTACAGGCACTAGAGAAGGACGCTCTGGTAAGAAACAAAGAGTTATGAAAGTTATCAAATGAGTTACGCAAATGTTGAAATGAAAGTCATTCAATGGGGTGAAGCACGAGGAATTGTGCAGAACAGCACACCATATGCTCAAGCCTTGAAAACCAAGGAAGAACTAGACGAGTTGTTTGACGCTATCTCTAAAGGAGATGCAGCAGCTACAGCAGACGCATATGGAGATATTCTCGTTACCCTAGTGATGGGTTGCGCCTGTGCAGATTTAGACCTTGTAGAGTGCTTTAAAGGTGCTTACGAGGAGATTAAAGACCGCAAAGGTTTCCTCAATAAAGATGGAATTTTTGTTAAGCAATAATGTCCAAGGCATGATTGATGTGTTTGATTCTGTCATCCAAACCAATGATGCCTCCATTTATTTTTTTAGTCATCATCACAAAATCACGGCTATCAGCATACTGATTTAGCTTGTGTGTCTGCCAGAACCATCCTGCTGTCATAGCAGCGTATTTAGGTGTTCTGACTAACTCTGGTTGCATAACAAAGTCTTCACCCAATGCTTGACCTGCGTGATAGAAGTTTGAATGGCCTGTCAGTTGGAGGAATCCAGAGCCTCGGAAACGATACCCATCCCCAGACGCTTCATCCCTGTTTCCCATACGATTGCCATAGATTCTGTTGGCTATCTTTTGTGGTTGCTTCTCGTAAGCAGCAGCTTCCTCTGGCGTAAAACCCCACGCTCTCTTTGGTGTTCTAGGGAACAGCTTTAAAAGCGTAGCAGCACGATAGTTTAGGTTTTCCTCAAGAATCTTAAAGTTGCCACACTCATGCCCACATTGACCAATCCAGCTTGCTTGTTGAACAGGGCTATTGATTCCGAATCTTTGGAATGTCTCGTTGAACGCATCTGCTAGAGATGGGTCAATGTGCATCTTTTTTAGTTGGTCAGGACTTACCATTTAACAAATCTCTCATTGAGTTATACGAGTCAACACAAGCATTGAGTGCAGCAGTATTTTTGTCGCCTTGTGCAACTATTTCTGCGATGGCATCGATGGTTGCTCTTTCGGCATCAGAAGCTGTGTCAGTCTGTCTGTCAGGTTGACTGGTTGCTTTTGTATCTGCGCTGGTAGTGGAGGGACTTGCGGAGGCTTGTACGTTACTTGTGGGGCAGAGGCGCAACTTACCAGCACGATTGGCGACAGCAAGAGCAGTAGTTTTTTGGTTAATAGCATTATTAGCCTCCTGTAATTTTGCAGATTGTTGATTAAGTTTCTCAGTCATGTTTTGCTCTATCTGACGAGCCTCATCATTCTTCTTGGCAATGGCTATTTTCATGTCGTTATCACGCTCTAGCCAACCATAGTGATGCCCTATCCTGTAAGTCCCAAACAAGGAAATGAGAACACCACCATCATCCTCAAGATGCTCTGGAGGCGTAGTCGGAGGAGGGGGAGGAGTCCATGATTCATCTAGTTCTGGATTCTTCCAAACTGGCATAGCACCGAATGGTTGACTAGGCAGTCCATACGCAGATTGTGGAGGCGCATAAGATGAGCCATATGAGCCTTGCATTGGTTGACACATAGGTTGCATAGGAGGAGTTGGATTCAACCTCTCTGCGAACGATTTAGCCCCTTTGTTGATGGCAAACATACCAATCAATGTACTAATACTTCCAACCAACAAAAGCACAACGTCATTCAAGAGTTTAGTGAAGGCTTGGTCAATCGGGGCCATGCTCTTGATTGGCTGTGTCACAAAAATCACAGAATAAAGCATTGCAAAAACTGTCAAGCCAAACACCAACATGACAATCACAACAGCAAACAACCAACCATAAACCTTTAAAAGTTCGATTGTTTCTTCTGTTGTTTTAACTTCAGAAATTTTCATTTTGGCGTTTCCTGTGGTGTTGGTTGTACATCGCCTACTTTTTTCTCAAGAATTGGTGCAACCAAGTATTCTGGACACATTTGGGTAAACAAACATTTAGGTTTTTGACATTCTTCAGCATGGAAGAAATCAGGATTCTGACACTTATATCTGTACCTGTCCTCTAGGCAACCAGCTAGAAGTAGTACCGATAACAGAAGTAAATATCTCATGCCATTGTGTCCACAGAATTAGGTTTTACCCAATTGGTCTTGATTTCGTAGGCTTTCTTTTGCAACTCAGCTTGACGATTTAACTCAGCAAGTCTTTGCATATTTTGTTGGTGTATCACCCTATGAGCCTCCCACAACATCTTTGCATTGGCTTGATAAGTAGTGATTTTCATCCTAGTCCTATGTAAGCTAAAAACTTGGCAACTATCTTGTCAGACAAACTATCAGGAAGAAAGCGGAGAAAACCAACAGCATACCATGCGACACACATTCGCACGAATATTTTGAGGAACAGGTCAAATTGTTTCTGGTAATCATTCATCGCCCACAGCGTTTAGTTGTTTGACAGAAATCAAATAACTCATTTATGCCGATACCAATTAGAAGAATTACGAACGCAATTCCTCCAATAAGAGCCACCATCTCCATTTGCTCTCGTTCTTCTTGCTTCTGTTTTTTTTCCTGTGCTTTTAGTGCGCTAATCTCTCTAGCGTCTGCTAAGTCCATCTCTGCTTGACGAGCCTTAATTTTGTTCCAGACGTCAATTTTTCCCGAAACCATGAATAGCTGCTTGAGTTCTTCTTCAAACGCACGGGCCTGTTCGAGGGCCATCTCGATTTGGAGTGCAGTCCCCATGTTTGAGCCTTTTTTAGACTGCTTGGCTTGAAGCATAGCCTTTGTAGCAGCACTCTTGGCATCGAACATCTTGCCAAGCATAGGCGCAAGACCACCTAAGTCATTGGCTACCTTACTGGCTTTCTTGACCATGCCAATGGCTTTTTGCAAGCCATCAAGCGCAGCAATCGGGTCTATTGGAATCATTTTCTATCTACCATTTTCCATTCAATACAGTAGACTTTTCTGTTGTACACATCGCCAACCCAAGCCCACTTTATACATCTGTATTCAATAGATACAGCTAGAAAAAACTCTACAAGTACCATGTCCACACAATGATGTAGACACACCAAACAATCGTTGAACAAAGAAGGACTGCTGCAATAAATGCCTCAGTCCACTCTCTCATTTTAGGCTCGTGAAAATGATGCCAGCCATGCTAGTCAACATTACACCAGACACAGCAAGCATGATGTTCTCTAGGCGTTTAATCCTAGCGCATAACATCTCATATCTAAGTGTGCAAACATCGACATGAGAGTTTAGTTTTGCTTCTGTCTCGTCCATCATGGCTCACTAGTAGTAACAGGTGCAACTACTGCAATAAACGCTTCCATAGTTGTGCAAGCTGTA